GAGTGGCAAGTTTGGAGGCATGTAGCCGGCGTGTTACAGGATGTCGAATTGCGGCAACGAATAAGAATGGCTCAGAACAAGTTCTATACGAACTTTCTTCTGATGTTTGTCTCTTTTTGTTGTTTGGTTATTGAGTTTAAATATCAACAGCGATTGCAACTCCGTTATCAAGCTTTGATGACGACGTTGCCTATGTTGTTGCTTGCTAAAACTAGTTGGCCAACTCCGCGAGCCCGTTCTTTCACCATGTTTGCCTTGGGTGTTGGAACAATATATAAGCAACGAAGTGCTGCAATATTTGTCATTTCATTATTCCAATTCTTTTGTTTTGGATTCATTATGAAAGATTTGCGCACTAATGCGTATGCTTATCTCACTGCAAAGAGAAATGCAGTAGGGGAATTCGGCAGAGAAGTTCGAGAGCGGTATAGTCCCGCTCTGAAGGCAGCCCTCTTAACGTTGAGCACAGTCGGTGCGGGTTATATGGCATATACGCTATACAACACCTTCGGTGCCACCAAAGAAGAGGATGCACAGCCCGTGGATGCTGGCTCACCCACGGAAGTGCAACAGAGTCTGATGGCACAGAAAGTCATGCCTGATTCTGACAAGCATGAGCCTCCCCCCCACATTAATTTTATGGATAATTCCAATGAAATGCTGGAAAGGAGAAATGCTCTGCGAAACACTTGGTGCAATGATGTTGTCAAAACTTCATTTGGAACCAAGGATACTGCAACGTACACACCCGAGCAATTTTTGGGTGTAGTGAAGAAGAACATTTCAACTGTTCACGTGTTGCAGGGATCCGATTGGAAGCCCAAGTGTAACGCCTTTTATCGTTGTGGAGATCTTGCTGAAATTTCAGCACATGATGCTCCGACTGGTACTGAGATTTGGTTAATCACAGATAATGAAAAACCACATTCTCACAAGAAGATTACGGTGGATCCCACCAGCGTCTTCAAAGAGAGACCGGACAGTGAGACCGTGCTTATTTACCTTCCCAAGGGTTCTAAGCAGAACATGAACAAGTTCTGCACTGAACAGCCGGCCACTCTGAACGATATTGTCTTCATTCATAGAGATTTGGAGACAAAGAAGGCAACAATGCGCCCCACACGTCTAGCCCAGTATTTGCCCGATAAGGCACATACTTTGACGTATCAATGGGGCAACTCTGAGGAACAGAAGAATTTTCTCAGAGCCACTGATCCCAGTCTATCAGAAGAAGCTCTGAAGATTGGAAAAACATTTGCAGGAGCCTGTGGCGGCGTTTATGTCACCAACTCTAAATTTCCTGTGGTTGTAGGTATTCATTATGCCTGCGCCGCAAAGGACATGAGTTGGGGCAGATCACAGATTTGCAGTTCAGTGTTTGTGGAAGCGACTTTGCTACACATACAGCAAAACTGTTTGTCTATGTGTCTCACCGCCAATCCTCCTGAGAACTGGATTCCCACGATCAATGGGAAGCAAGCTTTCGAACACCAACCGGATCATTCCGGTTCTCTCACCGATCAGGTGACGTGGTGTCAGGAAAATATACCTGACATGCAACGTTATCTTATGGTAGGAGAGCCGGCCCGTGCGGCAGTTAAGGAAGCACAAATACCTGAGACCAAACAATCAGCGGTCTCACTCGCTCCCGGTGGTGCAGATCAGCACCAGGGAGCACTTTACATCGGCGCACGTCAAATGGCCGCTTTCTATAAATCGAAGGCGGTCAAAACATTGATTGCAGAATCGGTTGCCATGAAATTTCCTGATCAACCTGCTTTTGCTGGTCCCAGATTTGGACGATCAATGTGGCCGAAGAGTGCCGGCTATAGCTACGAGAGTTCACCAGGACTCCCTCAGGCTCATTTGGAATGGGCTACGAGAGATTACTTGTTGGACTTACTCCAAGCATTCCGGAAATCCGAAGCGCTCCACAAACATGCTCGCCCCCTCACTTGGTGCGAAGCATTGAATGGAGTTCCTGGTGTCAAATATTTGGACGCCATGAACTGGAGCACCTCTATGGGTCTCGGTTTTACTGGAAAGAAGCGCACTTGGCTTTACGAATTCCTCGACGAAGAAGGTAACCCTAAAAAGGACTTTCTTTCAGAGGTTTGGGAAAGAGTTAAGTGGTGCTTGGAACAGCTCGAAGCTGGTAGGAGGGTCCCTTGGGTCTTTTCTGCCACCCCCAAAGATGAACCTACTCCTACAGATAAGGATAAGGTTCGCCTGTTTATGGTGGGAGAAGTCGCCTGCGTGATTTTAGTTCGCATGTACTTCACCCCCCTCTGCAGGATTTTGCAGATGCTCACTGCCACATCAGAATGTGCAGTGGGAATGAATGCCACCTCCTATGATTGGGAGGCAGTCATGCAGTATCTGGAACAATTTTCGCTCCATTTTGATGGAGATCACAAGAAATATGATTTGGTTAAAGCCCAACAGATTTCACGAGCCTCATACAGAATTTTGATTGAGATCGCCTCCTGGTGCAATTACACCAGTAAGGATTTATTTGTGATGCAAATGATGGTTGCCGATTTGGTCCAGCCCCTGGTCAATTTTAACGGTCATGTGGTCGTTCTGGAGGGTTCTACACCTTCTGGAATTCCTTTGACCGTGATCATTAACGGACTCGACAACAGTCTTATGAACCGATGTGGTTTTAAAGCCTGTTATCCGGATGCTCCGGTGGGTACCTTTAGGGTAGCAGTGAAACACATCAATTATGGTGATGATTTTATCAATGCTGTCCATAGGGCCTACGCCAAATTCAACTTTTTAGCCCTGCAAGAATACTTGTCTCTTTATGGTATCCACGTGACACCTGGAGTTAAGGATTCTGAAGGCAGGAAGTTTGTTGAATTTGACGAGCTGGTTTTTCTGCAACGTCGATCCCGTTATGAACCACGTTTAGGGCACAGAATCGGTGCCCTGGAAGAGAAGTCAATCACTAAGATGTTGAGCTGCGTTTTGGCCTCATCCTCGATGACACGAGGTGAAGCCACAGCCATGAACATTGATACCGCTCTTCAGGAATATGTTCACCATTCTCCGGAGATTTTCTCCGATAGACAGGAGTGGTTACGTGGTGCAGCGACCGAGGTAGGAATTGCTCATATGTGCAGGAACATTAATCGCACAAATGAGGAATTGTTTCAGGCTCTACACAGTGAAGTGTGAGCACGTCCTCCGATGACGCTAAAAGCATGGCTCTGCGCGGGTCCGACTGTGCACTTAGATAGAAGCCCAAATCGGACTTTGTATACTGGTTACCACCCAGCCCAATTTTCTCCTCCGGGTTGGGGAGGCTTGTACAATTTAGAATGTACACATTACATATTCATGTCCCTGTTTATATTTATGGAGAGACAACAGGCTTTGCATTGATACGCGCAAAGTACTGTACATAGTTGTATTTCCAATATTAATTTATATGATTTAGAAGAAATTCCAAAGATGCAGAAGGTAGGCACCGTCACTTTTGCACACGCAGATTCCCCAATGGGCCATAGCGTTATTAGTCCACTAGAGTCAACTTATGCTCCAGGTGAGACCACAGACGTGCCACTAGGCGATTTCCTTGCCCGACCAGTACAGATTCATACTGATACAGTTCTTTTGAACAATCAGTATAATTTGCAGATCGACCCTTGGAGCTTGTTCTTAAATGATCCTCTTGTTAAGAGGAGAATTGAGGGCTTTAAGCACGTAAGGGGCAGACTCAAGCTCAGAATCATTGTTACGGGCAACCCTATGTTGTTTGGTCGTTTCGTGGCGTATTATATTCCACGACCGAATGCCAACATGCATCAGTTTGCACAGCGTTTTCAAGACGCGTGCTACTGTCAAGCAACACAGTATCCCCACGTTTTTCTCGATCCCAGTTTGGGTGAGGGAGGACAGATGGAGCTTCCATTCTTCTGTCCGGAAAATTGGCTTGACCTGACTGAAGTGAATTCAGTTAGGGATATGGGCGAACTCCGGATAGAAACGATTAAGCAACTGGGGCATGCTAATGGGACGACGGGAACGTGCACATTCTCCATCTTTGCATGGATGGAGGGGGCTGAAATTTGTGCCCCAACAGCGGCACCTTATGGTACCTGGACTTATCAATCTGCTTGCAACTCAACACACATTGAGTACAAGCCCCCAGAGGAATCAAAGGTGTCAACACCGGCCATCATTATTTATTTGGCCAACATCCGCAGGCGAATCTGGAGGCTCTTTTATAAGGAGCCCGATGAGACGCACCAAACTGGTTTTGGTGATAGACCGGTGTCAAGGACTGCGACGGCAGTAGCTAAGGCTGCTGGCGTTGTGTCTATGATACCCGCTCTTGAACCATATGCAAAAGCCACCGAAATGGGAGCCACTGCTCTTGCTAAGTTTGCACATTTATTTGGGTTCAGTCGACCACAGATTGTTTCTGACATCACACGATATAAGGAATTTCCTGCTGGTCAAATGGCCCCCATGAATGTCAAAGAAGCTGTTGCAAGATTGGCGGCGGATGACAAAGGAGAGCTGACAGTAGATTCGCGCACTGTTGGTTTGAATGGTGTGGACGAGATGTCCATACCATATATAGTACAGCGCGAAGCAATAATTCATCGCACAGATTGGAGCGAGGATCAGGCTAGGAACACTGCTTTGATCAGCGTCAATGTGACTCCGTCACACTGGCTAACTGATTCAAGTGCCCTTACCAATTTTTCCATTCTCCCTCCGGTCAGTGCCGTTAGCCAACTCTTTCGATATTGGCGCGGCACATTGATATTTCGATTCAGAATTTCCGCATCTGCAATGCATCGCGGGAAGCTGAGGGTTTCTTATGATCCAGTAGTGAACTCAACTTCATCTAGTATGAACGAAGTTTACTCTCGAATCATCGATATTGAGACCAACAGAGATTTCGAAGTTCCTGTGCACTGGCATGCATACCAAAGTTGGCTTAAAGTACAACCGGTACAACCGGGTGTAGCTAATACCAATCTTGGAATCACCATTTCCAACTCTCCGTCGTTTTGCAATGGACAGATCACTCTGACCGTGTTGGAACCGTTAACTTCTCCAGATCCCAGTTTGGGAAATGAAGTTGGAGTTGATGTTTCGATTCGGGCAGGTGAGGATATGGAATTCGCCGGCCCCACACCTAAAAATGTGAGAAGGTGGACGTTTCTCAATCCTGATCCGGATGAGATTCCACAATCAGCCATGGCGGCTGATGGCCTGCAAGATAACATGCCAGAAGGCGCCGAAACCATGGAAGGTATCGGTGCTGGTGAATTGACCACAACGGACATGACCAATCTGGTGTTCATGGGTGAGACGATTACCTCACTCAGGACACTTATGAAGAGATATGACGGCGAAAACCGTTTAGCGGTCGACGCATTCGTTCCTCAACATTACCTGGCACACCGAGGTCCTGCCAGGGAGCGTTTGTCGGTACATGAGTATATTACAGCCATGTTTTCCGGCAAGAGAGGTTCTTTCCGTCACAAGTTCGTAGGTCACAGTAATGGCCAAGGGATAAATTTAGTCTACACTCGAGACACTGATGTCTTGACGCTGGACAATACATTTGAGGGAGCTTATTTTAACTACGGAGTCTCAGAAATCGAGGTTCCGTGGTATTCCCCTAAACGCTTTTCAAGCGCGCGCAACCATCCCGAATATCTTAGCGCACAATATCGCGACCTGGACGATTCAGACCTTCATCGTTTACAGATGAATGTCACCCAGGGTCGCTTCATGGACCATTATATAGCAGCGGGAGAAGATCACACTTGCTTCTTCTTTGTAGGTCTACCAGGCATTTACGTGTCGCCATAAGTGTAAAATCGGTACTAAAATAATTGTATCGTCATGGACAGCAGTCCATGTTATATATTTTCATAGGAGTCTTAGACTCCACTTGTTAGAAATCGACACAGCACCGTGTCGTCGTGGATAGAAAATTCCACGGTCTAGTCTGACATCCCTGAGATTTTGTCTCGGAGCAGTTTTTGTAAGGATGTCAGTGACGTCCGTAATTTTTTGTCTGTTTCCGGGTGCAATTTTAAAGGTGAC